GATGTCATCCTACCCGACATATTGTTCATCAATATACCAGACTGGTTATTCCAAGCCAGTCGTGTGCTTCTAATCACTTTCATACTGCCACCACTGTTGTAATTGAGGTTCCATCCTGCGTAACATCACGGAGTATCTTCGCAGTTTGGCGGGTATTATTGGCAATCGCTTCCTGCCCTGCCCGAACCTCTGCTCTGAGTGCTTGAAGCTCTGCAACCAATTCAGCCGTACTCAATAGCCCCTTGCTATGTGGATTGCTGAATATTCTTGAGGCTCCGGTATGCTCAAGCTCTGGGCCGTTCTCACCGACAACACGCCAACCGCCTGAATGATAGCCGCCTGATGCGAATTGTGGGGTTAGCGCTTTCTTTTGCGCCACCAATCCCATCAACTCAGCCAGTGCTTGTGGCAGGCCGACAATGGCAGTGGTTGTTCCTTGAATCGCGTCAAGCTGTTTCTGAGCTATGCTGACTTGAGCATCGGCATAATCAGCCAGTTGGCTAATCGTTGATGATGTTCCTGCCTGAGCCGCAGCGTATTCGTTAAATGTCGCGTAGAGTTGCTCACTAGGTTTTGCGACATCAGCCAGTGCTTTGTCCATCCCTGCGATATTGTCGATTGCACCACCCGCTTTGGCGATCTTCAAAGCTGAATTCAGTAAAATGTTTGCATTAACCTTGTCAGCTCTTAAGCTCGCATTGGTTTCGACTTTTGTTGATGCCAGTGTTGATTTCAGTTTGTCGGATAAGCTGGTGAGCTTTGAAATTGCTGCACTTACATTCTTTGTTGACTTAGTCATTGCGGTGTTTAAGTCATCCATCGCATTTATTTGGCGCTGAGTGGCTTGCAGACTTGGCTCCATTGCATCCAATTCTTTCTGTCTTGATGCTGCTAATGCTTCGACAGTAAGACCTTGAGCTTTCATCAGTGTGATGTCGAGCGCTTCCTGTTTGTTGGCTGTTTCTTGATTCCATATTAATTGCTGAGTAACTCTCAATTTCTCTGGCAGCAATAATAATTCCGCTTCGTGCGATTTAAGCACTAGCTTGCTGAGCGCCAAGCCGTCGCCTTTTGCAGTCTGCAATTTAATGTCCATATCGAGACTGTCTTTCGATAGCTTTTCGTTATAACTGAGATATTCATCAACCTTGGGTGCCATTTCTAATAGCAATGAATACTGATCGACTGCTTTCTTTTCTGCTGCCTTGTCTTTCTTACTCGTCTTTCCTGCGTACTTGCTTACCCTTGCTGCGGCTGCATCAACTTCATCACCGTAAGCATCGCGGCTTTTCAGCATCCGATTTACAGAATCTTGGTTAAAACCCTCATTCAACGCGCCTGCCACATACTTTTTGCCTTTACCTGTGCCTTTCAAGAATGTTTCAGTTTTAGCTTGCTTTTCTATGTCAGTCGTAAACTTATCAAGAAAGGCTGCAAAACTTGATTGGAATTTCTCAAGGCCACCGCTTGCTTGAACCAGCGCATCAGCCATTGCGATTGCATCGGTTGCGACTTTTGGCATGGCTTTGCCTGACTGAGCGAAAGCATCTTTGATTATGGCTTTTTCTGAATCGATCCGAACTGCTGTCTCATACATTCCCTCACCGAGCTGCTGATACTTTAGCAGCGAAGAAAACACGACGGCTGATACCTTATCCAGCGTTGACGAAATAACCGCGTTAGCTTTTTCAACTGCGTCCTTGCCACTCAAGCCCATCGTGTCTATTTTTAACGCTGGGACAATTGTATCTTTTATTTTTTTCGAAAACTCTGGGCCGAGCTTCGAGCTAAGTTCTTTAAATGTTGTACCGATATTTTTAAAAACGTCCGTTAATGATTTCTGTAATTCAGCCGCCATCGGGCTTAAATAATCGGTGTATTTGTAAGTCGGTTTTTCTTTTGTTCCGACTTTTTTCGCATCGGTGGTGTACATTTGCCCGAAAACGCTGTTGCCTTTGAGCAGGTCTCCCAAGCTGATCTCGCCAGTTTGTAATCCACCAGCCACCATTGTGTGTCCAGCTTTTCCGAGATTAGGCGCGTTAACGCCTTGAATCGCCCCGAGCTGAAATTGCTTAGTCACCGCACTTAAAATGCTTCCGCTAAGTGCCTGAACGCCTTTGTTAATTCCTCTTAACTCAACATATTCATCAGCGTGGATATTTTGCAATAAATCGTAGGTGTTCTTGATTGATTCAGATTTTGCGTTAGGGTCTCCAAGCACTGTGCCGGTTCCCATATCGCTGTTTGATGGTGGTGGTCCGGACATTCCACCACCACCTCCGCCAATCCCTGCAAAGCCAAGCCCCGCCATGACTGCCATCATTGCGGCTACGCCTGCGAATCCGTACCATCCAGATTGCCCGAACATTTTTGAAGCGCCTTCGCCTACGTTAACCCCTGTTTTCATCATCGACGATGCAATTTCTTGCACATCCATCGCAAGACGTAAGACTGATAACCCCATCTCGATGTTGTGAAAGGCTTTCGCTGCATTAGATTTCTTATCAAACAGGTTTGCTGCTGCTCCGGCAATCTGACTGGCTCCGGTCAGAGCCGCTTTTGTATTGTCATTATTTAACTTGGCTTCTTCTATTGCATACTTTTTGAAATTTGCAGCTTTTTTAACTGGGTCAACGGTTGCTTCATTAATTTTTTGCGCTTTGGCATTTTCTTCAAGCGCCTTGGTATTATTTGCCATTGAAGTAACCATCGAATCGAATGCCCCCGCCATAGCATTAATTCCGCCTAGCGCTCCATCAAATATAGCACTTGTCACCGCGCCTAAATCCGAGGTCTTAGTATTGGCATCATCCAGCTTTTTATTGTAAGCATCGAGCGATGACGTTGCGTCTTCACTGGCTTTCTTGGCGACTTCTGCGCCTGCGTTCTTGTCAAACTGCGCCATGATCGGTGCTTGTTCGGTGCCGGTAATACCTTGGGCGTTTAATTGAGTTAGTTTGTAATCACGCGCTGATAGCGTTAGCTGGTTGTATTTGTCAATGAGTGAGTCAAGTTCTGACTTTTCAGACTCATGGGCTTTTGTTTCAAGCTGTTTATTTTGCAAGATCGCTGTTTGTTGTAAGAAATACAACTTTTTAGCTTCTGTTAAGCCTTTTAATGCACCATTCTGTACGTCGTATTCAGCGGCTGCTGTAGCGCTTGATTTACCCTCTAAAGCAATTGACCGTAGCAATGTGCTTATTTGATTTTCATAGGCATTGGCCAAAGCAATAATGGCTTTTTGTTCTTCGCTCATTGCTTCTTTGTGCGCTTTTTTACCTTTAGTGCTTGAGGCGGTTGCCTCTATCTCTGCCCTAATTGCGGATGAATCTGTTTTTGATTGATCGGCTTGTGCTGGTGGTTTTGCTCTACCTGTTAGATTAACAGCCATTCCATTATCAGGAGCGCCCCCCGTGTTATAGCCTGCGGCTGATTTTATTTGATTATAAAAATCGTTAAGCTCTTTTAAATCTTGTGCCAGTCCATTAATCTGCTCAGTAATTAACTCTAATATGGGCGAGATCGTATTAACAACGGGCGATTCTATTGCTCTGGCTAATTCGGTCCACGCATTGCCAATATCGGCATATTTTGCGGTGAGTGTTTCACCGGCTGCTTCTGCTGAGCCTTGGTAGCTTGCAAAAGCACCTACCATGACCTTGCCGAATACATCAGAAGTTACTCGCCCTTCTGCGATCAGCTTTCTAAACTCTCCGACCGTATAGCCTGATGCTTCAGCAATTTTATTTAATAAGCCTGGCATGGGTTCTGTGACTTGGTTTAGTTCTTCCATATGAACTACGCCAGATCCCATTGCTTGACTCAGGCCAAACATAGACTGTTTTAATTGCTCAGTGGTTGCGCCTGTTTTACTGCTGGCATTACTCATGCCCTCAAGTAATGCGGTTGATTGTTTGCGGGTTATCAATCCAGATTGCTCTAAAGTTAATAAACGACTAAATGAGTCAGCCAGTATTAAATTGCTTTTATGATGCTTGTTGGAAATGTCGACTAAATACGCTTGTACTTTTGCATAATCGTCTGCATCTTTTGTTAGTCCTTTAAGACGTATAGAAAGGTTTTGCACCTGCTCAACTGTTTTTAAAAGGTCACGCGCTAAAGCTACCGCACTAATACCAGCAAAAGCCCCAGCCAGTAATTTAGTGGCCCTCTCAACAGCCGACATGGATGTGGCAGTACGTCCACCTGCTGCACCGAGTCTGTCAAGCTCAACAGTAGCCAGACGTGCCTCTGTCGCGTCAACTCTAATACCGAGCGTTGCAATATCCATAGTCATGTTTTAGCCGCCTGTTGCTTTTGGTAATGGTTCATAAAGACAGCGTCTAACTGCTTCATGATGCTGATTTCTTGCGCTGTCACTTGTTTATTCATTAAGCGATTCCATGCGTCAAGCTCTGTAAAACTAATCGGGTTAACGGTGTACCCGTTACTCGTTCTTGCGTCGTTCAGTTCGAGAAAATCCCGCCAGATAAACTCCAGTGTCTCTGGAAAAGGCACTGTTATTAACTGCTCTGGCGTTACTCCCGTATTTCGTTGTAAAGCCTCAAGGTGATGACGCAATGAAACGCCATCACCCTGTTTTTCACCTAATGCCAACTCATTTTCAGCAAATAGAATTAACTCCTCTACTTGCTCTTGATAAAATTTGACATTAAGTCACTGGCTGCACTTACCTGGTCACGGACTTCAGGATTTACTTTGCAAATATGCAGCGCCATTTCTTTGCTGAACTCCACCGGCTTACCGCCATCATTCAGACCTTTCCAGCCGATGATGGTAGTTGCTGCCAGTTGTACGCCGAAAGCTTCATCTTCTTCGACTTTGCGATAGTCGTCCTTACCTTTCTTCGCCAGCATACGTTCGCGATCACGCATGTTGTTGACTGCTTTGCGCGTCCACTCTTTGACTGTGTCCGCGTGTTTGCCAAGTACGGTTATGTAAAAACCTTCACCAATGCCAGTCGCTTCAGGGATAAACTCAAACTCATAACCTTGTTCTGAGGTAGTCGATAAATCTAGTGCCGATAATTCCATTTGTTGTTACTCCGAGTCTTGAATTGAGATAATGGTGCGGTCATAAGCCAATGCTGCACCACCTACTGTGCTATCACAAATACGGGCAGTGAACGGATAAGTGCCGACTATGCCTTTGTCGCCATCATCTTTGCTGTCACCGTCTAAGGTGATATTGGGTAGAGTGATAGTGAAAAAATCAGCGGTAGCCGCAGAGCCATCAGTGATGACAGCAACTAGAGCGATCTGAGTGGCAGCGTTGAATAAGTCAGACAAAGTCATTGCATCAAACAATGCAGTGAATGAGCCTGATACTTCAATGGCACCACGTTGTATATCAGGTGATACGTTAGAACCCACTACAGCGCCCATGCTTGCCGCTTTACCGTCAACTGAAATTGTCAGACCAGTGATGTTAGTCACCTTGACACCGTTAACAATCAATACACCGTTAACCGCAGCGATTGGGTTGGTTGATGACTCAGTCGGTGTAGTGAATACACGAACACCTGTGGAGACTGGACGATCAAGACCCGCACCAGTGATAGAAATAGTGGCGTTACCTGTAGCCGGTAGACCAAAATCCAACTTGCCAAACATAATGTCTGTGTAAGTTTGAGAAACTGACAGATCGCCATACCATTCTTCCAGCGTGTAATAGTCTTTAGTGTGTCCGGTTTCTGGTACAAATGTACGTTTACCCGTTAAAGTGATAATACAAGTTGTGCTTGAACCGGCTGTTACAGTTGCGCCATCTAAAGCAATAAATGTAATTACTGTGGCAGTAACCGAAGTGATTAAAAAGTTACGTCCATTGTTTCCAGTCGCTGAGCCTGTGGTAACTCTGAACACGCCACCGACTTTAAGAAAGCCCGCTAGAAAGCCCGTTCCTGTCGCAGTCCAAGCACCCGCAGCTCCTGCGAAAGTTAGGGTTTGCGTAGATAAAGCGGTTACGGCTGCAAAGTCACGACGCAAGATTGAACCGATGACGGCTGAGTAAGTGCCAGGTGATAACACGCCATTTAGCGAGGTGTCTACTGAGCGTGTACCGTGAGTCTTGCCTGTGCTTTGCTGATGTGTTGCAATCTCGTTGTTAGCGTACGTTTCTTTTTTAAGATTCGTACTTGATTGTTCGCGACGCAGAGCAGTTGCACCTGTGCCCGTTGCAGGGGTTCCAAGTGCTGATTGCTTTTTAATCGCAACGATTTTATTTATACCCTGTGCAATTGCCATTTTTATTCCTTATGTTGAAATGTAAGTGTGAAAACGAATTCTGACGGGTATCACATATCTATCCCCATCGTTGTAAGCTGGTTTTACTTCTGGTGTAGCGGTAATCGTTAAGCCACCCAACGAGGTTCCGCGTTTAAAAGTTGTGCGTAATAATTCAGCACGCGCTTCAACTGCGTTAGAGCCGACCGACTGCGGATAACATAAATCCACCTGCAAAAAGCCTTGTTCCTGAAAGCTTGCCCCAAACTCTTGGTTGTCGGGTTCGGCTAATAGCAAACTAGCACGTTGGTAAGGTGTACCCGTTACCGGCGTAAAAGGCACGTTCTGCCATGCTGTCGCCAGTGCCGGTGTCATGCCGTCAAGCGCTGATTCCAGAGTGCTACGAATAGCGGAAATACTCATGGATTAACCTCCTGAACTGCACGTCTTACAACGCCTTGGTATTCTGATATGGTCAACCCCACCATTCCTAATGGCGCTTGTGATGACCAACCATTTTCAAGTCTGATTGAATAAGGTAGATTATTAACGATGTAGTGAATCTTTCCTGATGCTTGTTGTGGTATTTCGCCAATCATGCGAGCCAGTGTAGCGCCCCCACTTGCATCAACTCCATCTAGGGTGTCACTAGGCATAGAGCCGTTTTCATATTGCCAGTTAGCTTTAAAGCGTCCACCTATATAGATACTGATACCGTGTACCGATTCATAATCGACATATTGCCCATTGTGCATCGTTACCCAGATCTCAGGATTACCCACAGGTGATTTTCTGACTACTGAGCGCATTAAATTAATGATGACTTTCTTAGTCACTAAATCCACATTGCTGTGAGTCCGATTAACAAAGCGTGATATATCCAGTGCAAAGTTACCGGCCATCACACGCCCCTGATATTACATTCACACAAGACGTTAACGCCTGCGGGTGCGAGTAGCTTGATAAAAGTGATGGTGTAAGTGGTAGCGCCAATCGTAACGGTATCATCTAAATGCGGCGCTGTTACCCCTGCCATAGACAGTAATAACTTTTGATCGCCTTGTTGAATGAGTGTGCCGTCAATATCCTTAGCACCACGAGGAAACACGACTGCCTTGACTTGTTGCGTTGATACGGTTACTGCTGCATTGCCAGTCGCTGGATTGTAAGCGCCTACCGTTTTAGTGGTGAGCGTGACCAACTGCCCCAAGTCTTTCAGGGTGTTGTCTGCAACCAATGCCATGTCAGCGTAAAAGCTCACCTGACGACCTTACGCTCTAAGCTAGAGGCCAACTCGAAGTAAGGTGCTAACGAGGCGGTGATGGCTAAATACTGCGTAGATGCAGGCGAGTATTTATCAAATTCAACCTCAATGTCACCTACCTTGGTTCGGGTCTTTTGTTGTGTTGAATCACTCAACAATTCACCGGCTGCGGCTCTCAAGGCGAGTTCAGAGCAAGCATTAACAATGGCTCTTGGCACCGCTGAACTTGACGTGACATAGCCATTTACAAAGACACTGTAACGAGGCCATGACAGGGCTTGTGTTGATGTCGTGCGCGTGCCTGCCCATCTTTGCGAGTACAGCGCCTCCATATAATCAGTAGCCCGACGTAGTGCTTGCTCTTGCTGCGTAGTGGTGATGGTTGCCCATGTGCCATTGCCACGCGCTGAGTGATAAGCGAGTGAGTCAGCAACGCTGCATAGGCTTTCGCTGGTTGAACTGGCTGTTCCGGTTTCGACGATTAAGCTCATACGTCAACCGCTCCGGTAAATTCTGGTAGCGTTTTTAAATAATCATAAAGCGACGATATTGCCATTCCGTCAATATATGCAACGGTGTGCCTGCTAAATAACAACGGCTGTTTGCTGCTTTCTCGTGCCTGTTGATCTTTATAAATAGCCACCGAAAAATTAACTTGTAGCTTGTCGCCATTAAACGAAATAACTCGTGCATAGGCGGTTGGAAAATTAATATCGAACTGACTATCGAAGCTGAATTGCAATGCCATGTTATGCCCCTGTTGCGTCTAAAGTTGACAGCCAAACTAAGTTCTTGCTTGCCAATCCGGTTACATTAATCGCTAGTGTTCCCGTACTCGTAACCACTTGTATTTTGCTTGCGGGTAAATTAGCCAGTGTCAGTGTTCCAGTTCCAAATATCGGGGTGATTACTACGCCTCGTAAGACTTGATTAGTTGACATAATTGTTATGTCAAAAAGTGCCGAACCAACTGTTGTTGTGTCTCTGACTAAAATCTGACCTTTCAGGGATATAAGCGATGCAATAACGGGTATTGATGCCACGTCAAAATAAGCAGGGAACATCGACATTAATGTTGGCGTTGCGTTATCTGATGTGTCGGCTCGTAAGCAATAAACGCTGCGTTGTCCACTTTCTAGCCCCCAGTTTGCAAACGAAACTTGAAAATCATGCGCTGATGTGACACCAGAGCCAATTGCAGTTGAACTAACTGTATTGACCGTATGATTCGCCCCTATTGCAACCGATTGAGAATTGACTATATTTTCAGCACCGATTGCTATAGGAAACGCCCCGTACATCGTATTGTTGTTTCCAATACTCACAGCATTACTGCCGCTGCTCCCTGCTTTAACTGCGCCTACTTGAAAATTAAAGCTTCCTGCTATTTTGGTCGTTGCGCTAAAAAATCTTGCGCTACTATCAATTTCCGCTACGGTTGTGCCATTAATGCTAAAGCCAATTAATGACGTTAAGCCAGTACCACTTCCGTAAATTCCCGTATTAGTTGAGCCTGAAAACGCTAGTGCAGGCGCTGCTGCTGTTCCATAGTCAATCTTAACCGCACCCGTAAAAGTTGGGTTTGCCGTTTCCGCCTTGTTTGTGTTTAAGTTTGTGAAGTTGGCATCGAGTTGCAAGATAGTTAGCGGCGATCCGTTTGCGGTACGCGTAACGATGGTGCTCATGGATAACTCCGGCTAATGCCTGATAACGGATAGCTGTTACTAACGCCACTTAACGGCATGGTGTCCGTTAATCCTGCTAACTCATAGCCTCTAGCAATGCCGTTTAACTCAAATGCTCTGCTTATGCCTGCGAGTGGGTATTTGATGATGCTCTGGATTGCCAGAGCAGCATCTAATCCAGTTAATCTGTAAACGCCATTCGCACAGGCCATTGCATAATTGGCACGCCCTGCTAGGTAATTTAATGCAGCCGCTTTTCCTGATACTGAATAACTGCTTGAGTTTGCGTTAAGGTTGCGCGAGTAAACGAACGATGATGCTTTGCCGGTTAGTGTGTACGTTGCTGGTGAGCAACTCAGCTTCCGAGCAACCGATAATATTGATGACTGACCAGCGACCGAATAAACGCCTGTTGCTGCGGCTATTTTTCGAGCGATTGAAAAAGTAACCGGCAAACCTGTTAGCGCATAACTTCCCTTTATCGCTGTTAGCTTGTGCGCTAGTTTTAATGTTGCAGATTGACCAGTAACCGAATACGCGCCTGCTGCCCCAGTTAAGCTGTAACTGGTATTCGAGCTGACGACATAGCCCGCTACCCAATAGCCCGCTACAACATAATCATCCATCAGGCGACTGAAAACACGCCATTCGTGGCATCAAGGTTGACGGTAAAAGTATCGGCATTTGTACCGTTCATAACGACGTTACTGCCATAATCCCAATAACCAAATGGAACGCCTGTCGTTGAGTTATACAAGATTGCATAACGGAAAGTGAAGCCAGCGCCTGTGGCTGTCCATGCTGCTGGATTAGCCAGTACGAGCTTATAAGTGCCTGCCGTTTGTGCTGATGTGGTCGTTGCACAAGCATTGCCGCCTGCTGTATAGCCTGCCGCTGTTGCAAGGTCGGTTGTGCCTGCAACAAATGCTGTATCGGCTATGTTGACCGTTAAAGCCAGTGCCACTTTCCACGCATCCGTTCCAGCGTTTACACCTTCTGCTAGTGGTTCAACTGCTGCTGTATATTTAACGTAAGCTGCCATAAAATTCCTGAGTTAGTGTTTTAAAGAATACCCACTCGTTAAAATGGGCATCGTTTATAGACTAATTATTGATAGACGTTAAGCGAGCAATACCTTTGCGGTTAAAACTTGCAAAGTTTGAGTAAGACTTAACGCGAGTGATAACCTCGTCTTTAGTCTCAGCCACACCCACTGTTTCAATAGCAATACCGGCTGGCACGTTGATTGGATGAATCATTGAAACACCCACCTTGTTGCTACCATCATCCCAACAACCAGCATACACAGAAGCCAAAGCACCACCAGTTAAAGCTGCACCGTTTGCGGTTTCAGCAATAGATAAGTAGTCGTTTTGGAACATTGGGATACCCTCATACACAGATACAGTACGTTGAGTGCCATTGGGTAAAGTGAAAGCCATTGTTTCAGTGATACCACCCAAAGCCCTAACCAATGCTTTATAGTTGCGTAGAGTTCTACCCGGTAACATGATCCAATCAACCTGACCGTCTTTTGATTTAACTAGATCCAACAGTTGATCGAGCAACAATAAGCTGATCGCTTGACCGGCTGAAGCTGTAGTGTATTGAGTGGCATCGCACAAGCTGTGTAAGCTGTTCAATGCAGGCGCTGTACCTGTTCCAGTAGCAACACCAGCTTGCAATAAACGACCTACTGATTTAGCTTTAGAGCTGATTTCAATGGCTAACTGATTCACACCCGCAGCACTTGACTGTGCAGCGACCAAACCGTTTATTTCAGCATCACCGATGGTAGTAGTGGCTGAGAATGGGATTTGTGTAAAAGTTGCAGCGGCTTTTGCTGTGATAGTGCCACCGATTGCCAAGTTTTGCGCGTCACCTAAAGCGTTTTCACGGTTAACTAAGATCGCTTGACCCTCATAGCCAGTCCAAGGCATTGCCGACCACATGGGGTTGGTAGTGATAATATCTTCAGCCACACCAACAACGATCTGATTTTGGATAAGTTTTGCTGCTTCTGCGAGTGTTTGAGTTGCCATTGTTATTCCTAAGTTTTAAGTTTGTTGAGCTAACCCCGCCGCTATTTTCTGCGTGGACGTTAGCGGTATTTGATTCGTTGTTCCGTTCCCACTTCCTTGTGAGCCACCACCGCTGTTTTCCGGTGCCTTTACAAAGTGCTTACCATCGTCTGAGACTGCCCATTCCTTCACAAAATCAGACACCGACTTATCGCCAATTCTGGCGGTGCGTGTATCTCCCTCCGCTACGATCTGCGCTTGTCCTGCAAACATGGCTTTCACAGCCGGTAAAAATTGCGGTGCTACACCATTCTTTACAAGTTCATCAGTCAAGCCGTTGTCGATTAAAAGCTTCTGGGTGAACCCAGTTTCTGCTTTTAACTGTGCCTGCAAAGTCTCCAGGCTTTTACCTGTTTCTTTTGTCGACTTCTGACTGGCTTGGAGTTCGCCTTGTAGCTTGTCAACTTGCGCCTCAAGATCAACCACCGTTTGCGGGTCAATCTCTTGACCTTTCATGAGCTTCTTGTTTTTATCGAGCAACTCTTGGTTTTTAGTCTTTAGTCCGCTGGTCGCTGCTTCAACTGCTGCATCTATAGCCGCTTGTAATTCTGGTGTAATGTCCATTGTGTCCCCTTGGGATTTGGAAGGCTTAGCCCGGTTAATCGCCTAACGATTTGGGGTTAGTGTATTAAATTAGGATGGATAAACGAATGTGAAGCACTTCATTAGCAAAAGTGGCAGGCATAAAAAAACCAGCGATTAAGCTGGCTTTGGGATGTGGGTGTTCGTGGGTTTTAGGCGAAGAATGTTCTCAAGACTAGAGACATAACACCGGCAATGATAATACCTAGCATCCATCTATTAAGTTTTAATTCCCCATCAATGCGCTCGAATCTGGCATCTGATCGCAGTTCAGTCTCTTTTAATCGGTGATCCAGTGTAATGTTAGATACTAATGTTTCTTGAGCATCAGCAATAACACGTACCATAGCCTCGGCCTGCTCTTGTGGTATGCCTGCGGTTTTGAGTTTGTCTACCAGCTCTAAGGTGTCAAATGTAATGGTTGTCATTATGAAACAGCGCCATAAGGAATTGGCGGTTCTTCTATTTCTTTATTTTCAGCAACAGCTTTTAACAGTATATCTGTTGCTATATCGTCCCCGCCAATATAGGACGGATATTTAACCCCAAATTTATCCTTATATGCTTTTGCTGCATCGTCAAATATTTGCATCTCTGGAGTAATAATAAGCTCCTGTCCTAATTTATCCTTATAAACTGTATTTTTTTCCATAATTAAATTATTCCTTTAAATAATGTTGTTGTTTTTGGTAAAAATACTTCAATAATCTTATGGAAAAATGGATTGTCATTCCCATATAGTGCGGTAAGGTTGGCAAAAACTTCTGTTTCTGCTGCGCCTGAGTAAGATTTATAGTAATCATTACTATGACCACCCCAACCCTTATCTACCCCTAAAAATTCATTTCTTGTTGCTGATCCAACCAAATCAGAGAAAAAGATAGCCGAGCCTTTCGATTCTAAAACATGGTCAACTGATGGCCACCCTGTTTTTATTGAATCTGAAAAACCAAGTATATTTTTATTTTTTACTGCATCGATTAGTTGTGCAATTCTTAACTTGCTTGATATTAACCCATCGTTTAACATTGTTTCATCAGTTAAGAATTTCTCTATATCGCTTAATGATACGCCAATATCTTTAGCCTTTATAGTTAAATATGAATCTATTTCTCCAGTAGTGCTAAATGATCTTATATCATCAATAATTGAGTTAAATCTTACGTCTTGAGCATCCTTTATTTTTATGCTTGCTTGGCTTAATCCCTCGCCTGACTTGCTTTTTATGGCTTTTGCGTCACTATTAACAGCATTAATAAAATCGTTTTCATTGCTTCTGAATCGATTCTTGTTAATAGACATATTATCATCTAAAAAATGTCCGTATTCATGCCGCCAAGTCGCTTGTCTCTTAGGGTCATTTATATCATAGTCCTTCATGTGTATTTTGCTTGATTGATAATACGCTCCATCGTTTAGGTCTACTGTATGCAATCCTAAACACTTATCGTCATTCTTTTTAATAACCTGCTTTATCCATTCAGGACTATTAGCAAAACTGGCATCATGCCAAGGTGCTTGCTGTGTTCCTTTGGCCCAAAAAGAATCAGGCGCTCCATACTTCGCGTTCAACTCCGCCAACGACAATGGCTTTCCACCCTGAATCATTTGATCCATTGTTATCTTGCCATTGCGCCATAACTCAGCCCTACCCTTACCAAGTGTTCTATCAGCAAAGGTAGGATCTGTTTCAGTCTTACGCTTGAGCCAATCAGCAAACGTCTTATCAGTCACTTGACCGTCCATCGAGGCGCGAGTTGATTCTGGCAACTCATCCATGTTAATACCCAGTTCACGCCATGTCTTTAAGACCGGCACCATAGAACACCGGCATCTAAAATGCTTGGGTGGTATCTGATACACCATGCTGTGATTGACTGGCTTGTTAGTGCCATTTACCCATCGTTTTCCATCTAATATCCCACAGGTAGGGCAAGTTTTTCTGTCCAAACTGCTGGAATACTCAAACTCACTGATAACATCACTGTTATCTTCAAACACTTTCATCCTTGAAGTATTGGCAACCGACTGGACCGAAGTATGCACCAATGTTTCCGCATTACGCCTGGACAAGTCCATCACACCACGCACACGCTTAACTATTTGTGGTGTCGTTTCAGCACCGACCAAACCCTGCCTAACCGCTGACTGAAACTTAAATTGGGTATCGCCGGCCTGACGTTCCCACCAATCGGCCTGAACTGCGCCCTGAATGATTGTGTTACCGGCTAGGGTTTCAAGGTATGAGGCTGTTGGCAATACACCAATAGCCACTTGACCGCCTACCGCTGCACTCAACGAGGTAGCTGTGGCACTGGCTGATACTTGCGCCACGCTGGTAGTCGTATCTCTGGCTATGCCTGCCGCATCATCGTAATACTGCCTGATAATTGCGTCCGCTTCACTGAGTTGTTTGGCAATCCTCGCCTTGCTCCAATCTGAAACGCCATCAGATACTTTTGCGATTAACTCTTTTTCGAGATCCTGCAATAGCTTGACGATGGTTGCCCGTGACTCAATAGCCACGCGCTCCATATCTAAATGAAGCTCGATAGTTGAATCAAATAAGACCTTATTAAGCGGCAATTGGCACCACCGGCGCAACCAATACAGGTGCTTGCTCTAATATATTTGCTTGCTCATCCTCAAACGTCACTTCTGCTGCTATCAATTCACCTTGTTGTAGGTTATTGAATAGCGTCATTGAAGATATACCTCCAGCTTGCCAGGCGGCAACGAGGGCTTGCAATTCTTGGGGCGACATTCTTGCTGGTAGGTAATCAGTGTTCAATTTAATGGCAACCTCTGGCAATCCTGCCCATTGGTGCATAAAGCTGCACGCCCTTGATAATACCTTGCCGACTCTACCCGATAGTTGAGCCAGTACGCTAAACTCGCCCGTACTGCGTAGACTTGCCCCTGTGGCGGTTTCTGCTGTGACTGAATCACTGAGCATCTTGGCCCCAAGCGCCGCCATTTGTTTTTCTTTTAGTTCAAGACGTTTTTCTAATGCGCCCAAGCCTTGACCGCTAAACTCAAGATATTGTGCTTTCGCTTGTGGATCGGGAAACACCCAAGCATTAACACCACCCACCGAAAGAGTCACGCCATCCGGTAATTGCACACCAGCAAGCCAAGGTTGAGGAATACCCGTAAAATGGCAGCCGTTCTCAAGGTCAGCGGTTGTCATATAATGGCTGATATTCAAGTCCACCAAATCAATCAGCAATGGCAGTTCGTCCGCATCACCCAGAAAGTAGAATGGTATTTCTTTAAGCGTTGAGCCATTCATTAGAGGGTAAATATCATCACCCACCTGCACAAAGTATTTATCTTTTTCGATAAACTTACGTTGCCGATAGTTGCCCATGTCATCTAAGTCCAGCACCCGGTAAAAGCACTGCTCCTCGCCCTCAAATTCTGAGATTGCGATATATTCTTCTTCCTCGAGTATGAGTTGAGTCAGTCGCTTACCGTCTTTACGCCAGTTAATAATCGAGTCAGCATCGAATAACGCCAGGTATGGACGCGCACCTAAAGCCTGAGCCTGTGCGAGTGTAACCGCTTGTGCCATTGGTGAGTGTTCGACAAAGATACCACCGAAGCCAGTGACCAAGACTTCTTCCAATACCTCACCGGCAAACTCTGACAGACTGCAATCATGGCCGGTTACATCATCCAGATAAGGTGATGGAGTATCAACACTGGGTGGCACTCTCATAATCATACCGGCGAACGCGTCAACCGTTCGACTCATAGCCCCGTAAAAGACAGCACGTCGTTTATACGCCTGATATTCTGAATTACTTTGACCTGATAGCGCTGGCAGATAAGTTCGTCCAGCTTCATGTATTGCTGTCTGGCCCTCTCTGGCATCCTCGCATTTCTGCCACGCTGCCAACATTTCTTCGCTGTCTGGGTGTCTTTTGTTTACGTTCTTGGCGGTTTCACCGTTCATCTTAAAATCCTAGTATTTGTGTAGTAACCATAGACCGGATAACCGGATATTTGAACGCGATAAAATAACCGCTGGAATCTGCCCAATCATCAATCGCCGGGTGGGTGTTCCATTTCTCAGGATCGCCTTTATCGTCATAACCTTGCGTCTCTAGTGCGTTGGTTAAGTTTGGGCAGGTGTCCGTGTTAATCATTAGCCGGTTATGACTGAGTAGTCCGTTATAAGCGTTAATCCTATCTCTTACCGCTGGATTGCTGGGCTTGTATTGAAGCTGATAACCCGCTTGGGCAATCATGCTGATGTCTGACTGACTCGAGTTAGTACGCCCCGCCTTGCCACTCGCATCTGGGTAAATGATGCACGTCTTGCCTTCATAGCGCGTTAGATTGTTGATAAAGTCCTGTGTGTCATGACTGGTAAACTCGTCCACTGCTATCGGGTTATTGTTTTCAATGACGAAAACTACAGCACAACAGCCACCGATATTGAAATCAAGGCCGATATGAATAACGCTATCATTAGGCGTAAGAGATCGAGCAACATGGTGTTTAGTCCTATCAAAGAAATGATATATTTTGTTTTGATTGAGCGAGACGAACTCACCCTCTAAATACAGTTGGGCGAGAATGGGGTCGTAGTTGGCTAGTATTTGATCGGTATAGCCTGCGGGCAAGTGTTTATTCTTGAAGGTACTGGCTTTATATAGCACATAACCGGCTTGCTGCTTCTTTACCCATTTCTCATACACAAAGCCATTTAAACCTTGGTCGGGCGTAGTTACCGCGCCTATGGTGTTGGGAGTCTCGCGCTTTTGTCGGTTACGTTCTGAAATCTTGCGCCAGACTAACGCGGCTTTGTCTTTGGTGAGCGTGTCTATTTCATCAACGATAGAGTGAGCGACCTCATAAGCGATGATACGTTCTGGCCTATCGTAAGACCTGAATATGATGGTGCCATAGTTAATGACTTCGATGGTGTAGTTCGATTTGTTACTTTTGAACTCAATGTTTAATAGTGCCAAGTCCGCTTCAACACCAGGCATGGCCCGCAAATTAATCAAGTCATAAGTCGGCATGTAATACGCGCCATTACTGCCCGGATCTTCAAGCATTAAGGTGACTAGGCGAATTGTACCAGCACGACTCTTGCCCGAACCAAGGCCACCGACAATGGCAGGATATAGCGCCTTGCTAAATGCGAAGTCATATTGTGAACTGAGCAACTCATAATCCATTAGTCAGCTGCTCGTGTGAATCTTACCGGCTCAATGACGTTTTGTTGGGCGTTGGTGTTGTTTATAACCGCGTTAGGATAATAAGGCACAATGCCCTCCACTTGCATTCCGGTTTTCATCATCTCCATAACGACTTTAGAGTTAGACGGGGTGTTATCTTTACTCAGTGCAACCATGCCCATCTTGGCTACTTTACGCGCGTTGGTGGCGTAAAACTCCATACCTTCGAGTTGTTTACTAACTTCGGTTTGGATCACTTCCTGAACTGCGCCACTTTGTGCGCCAAATTCTGCGCCAACTCTTACCGCGTCTGTAATTAACCGCGCCACTGAACCCTTGATAATTCCGCGCTCTTTAGCTTTACGATTGATAGTGGTGGCAGGTATTCCGGTCAGCTTTTCACATTCACGAGGACTCTTACCGGCTGCAAATAAGGCCAGTGCTTCGTCGATGGTTTTAGCCATTGAATAACTCGCCTGTTGATTCTAATGTGGCTTGTTTGCCCGTGAAGTCTTGCCAGCGTTTGACGATAACATCGCAGTATTTTGGGTCAAGTTCCATCATGTAGCATTTTTTATTATGCTTATCACATGACAAGAGCGTTGCTCCTGATCCTCCGTATAAATCAACTACATTAACCGCATCTTGTAAGCTAAAATAATCCATAAACCAGTCCACAAGTGCAACTGGCTTTTGAGTTGGATGGCATCGTTTTTTATCATGCTCCTTTTCCATTCCAAATATTCCAGCCCATTTAACTCTAGCCATTATTCTTTTATGCCTAGCTTTACTCCAGCAAAGCTCAAACGTGCTTCCATACATCTTATCGGCTGATTCGTCACCGCGTTTATCCCAAACAACCCAAGAACCACTATTTTTATTGTCAATATGCTCTGCATAATAATCAGCTCCCCACATAAAAACCTCTTTGCAATATGAAAAGTTTGCAAATATGGTATTTATAAGCTCTGGCGAGAAGTCGTTGTTATCACCTATAACTTGATCGTATTTATTACCACCAGCAGGGCCTTTGAATTTGCTATCCATATCTGAATAATCTGCATCAAGAAACATCCCATACGGCGGATCAGTAAATACCATATCAGCCTTATTGCCATTCATCAGCTTATCAACAGCATCAATACTGGTACTATCGCCACACATGACCCGATGATTACCGCATAACCACACATCGCCCAGCTTAGTGACAGGCTCAATAGGTAACTCCGGCACCGCATCTTCATCCGTCAATCCTTCGGGTATTTCTTCCACATCAAACGCGGCTATTTCTTCCAGACTAAACCCCGTCAACTCCAAATCAAACCCGAAATCCTCAAGCTCTGCAAACTCAATGGCAAGCATGGCATCATCCCATCCGCTATTCAGTGCCAGCTTATTGTCTGCGATGATATAGGCTTTCTTCTGCGCTTCGGATAGATGGCTTAGCTCAATGGTTGGCACTTCTTCCATGCCGATCTTCTTGGCTGCCATTAAGCGCCCATGACCGGCAATAATGCCATTGTCACCGTCTGTCAGTATGGGATTAGTAAAGCCAAATTCTTTGATGCTGGACGCGATTTGTATAACTTGGGCTTCGCTATGAGTGCGCGAGTTATTAACGTAGGGGATAAGGTCTAGGACGTTTCTTTGTATGATTTTCATTTATTTCTTTACAACTACTCGATGATTCAACCACTGAAAAATCAAATTAGTTAAGAATGTACATAGACCCAAGACCACACCGAAAGCCGCTGCATGACTGTCTAATACTGATAACCAATCACCCGCCACTAGACCTCCGCTTATTGTGTAGGTGCTTGTCTGTAAGACTGACGCGACTTTCTCGATATGTTCTGAGTATGCCATTACAACCCCTTAACCCAAAGCGTGGCGAGTTCAATCGCTACGTTTAGAATCAATGCGGTTGCGTCACCGGCTAGAATCTGTAAATCCTTAAAGACCGCTGCCCGTTTCTCTGTACCGCTTAATTTATTGTTGCCATTGATTGTCGATACCAAATGCCTAGCATCTGTCCAAAGCTTGCCACCCAATATCAATGCTGAGAAATTACTGATTACGATATTTTTTACATTCATATTATTCCACTTCGCAGGACAGGACGGCTTGACCACCGTCAATGATGTTTGTTGACCAGCCTATAGGAGCTATAGGTTCAGGCATGACTTCGCATTTATTTATCATGGTGCAGTTTGTCAGGAGTAACGACACCCACAGCACCACTAAGACACATACCGAGGGCAATAATCGCCTCTTTTTGCTCACCTTGTAGCGCAATAAGGCCGAAGGAAGTGGCTACCCAAATAGCAGACCGCCAGGTTGAAGGTTCTTTGAGTCGTGATAAAAAATAATCTTTCATGTTGCATAGCTCCCCGTAATCATCTGTGTGGCTAATTCTTGCGCGCGTTCACCGACATCGCTTGACCATTTGCTGTTAAGCATTTCAATCGAGGCTTTTTGGTAATCTTTCTTTTCCAGAGCCGCTATCATTTTCTTAAATTTGAGCAGACCGACTATGCCTAAGTTATACGTCATGTTTATGATTATGTCTTGGCGTACAGTATCGAGTCGGTTAATCACTGGCAGGGCTTCTTCGAGTTGGTCGGTAATCTTTGCAATCATGAGTTTTAGCAATCTTTCAGCTTCATACTCACCCATGCCAACGAGTTGAGCGTGGTAGAGTTCGAGGCTGGACAATTTAAGCGGATTAGCTGATAAGTTGTAACCATAGCCTATCGTTTTCTTGCCTGCTGTGCAGCGGTAGGTATGCGCCCTATAGCCTTCATGCCGCTTTATCTGTTCGATTAACTGATCCATAAACCTCACCCATATTATTTGGGGTTAGTTTATGTTTTATAGACCTTAATTGGCAGGTGAAGCGCTTCACTTAAGAATGGTGAAAATCTGCCGCGTGGTTAATTGATACTTAATTGCAATGGCTTTAATTTCTGCACCTTCCAGCCTATCCGCTTTTATTAATTGCTTACGTTGTGCCAACTTGAGAGCTTTGCCGGTTGGAATGTATAAGCTACACCCAGCGTATGCGTTGCATAGCTTCAACACAGCCTCAAATCCAAGCAATTCAATTAATTCATTCATCGTTGATGTTCCGGTGCGATTGATAACAAGGGCTGTTCGAGTTTGCAGTCTATACAGACCCGTTTATTAAACGAGAAATAAACCGCCCAGTGGGTATGTTTACAGTTAGCCACCCGAACGGGTGCGCTAAACAGATTGACGGGTGGAAATTTAAGCATCGGCCAACACGTCATCGGTAAGCGTTTTGTATTTCTCGATCCAAATACCAGCGGGCTTTTTCCAAGTCATCTAGGCGCTTATCTTTGTGATCTGCCCGGCTAATGTATTTGACTACATTGCCCAGATTAAAACCCAATGCTTTGGCTTCGATAAAGTCGATGGTTTCAATGCCGCCATGTGTGTAATGCTTGGGGTTGTTGATGATATCTATCATTTACTTTCTCATGTTTTGGCGGAGATCCGACATTTGACGCTCTAACTCGATCATCTTCTTTTCATCTTCTGAAATTGAAGCTTTATCTTTTAACTGTTCCTCAAACTCGATGTAAGCAAGTTCTGCGGTTTCCTTAAGAGTTGATACTTTTGTTGTAATATCTGAAATTAGGGCAAGCAAATCATTAAAAATATCGTTTGTTTTTTCTTCTTTTTTAACTTGCATAGTATCCCCATAAATTTCTTTTGAACGACAAAATAAACCACGCTTTGTTTCTACAATTAAGCCATTAGATACCATTGTATTTAGCCCTACCTGTACAATGTTGGCTGTTAAATTAACGCCCGTTGACCTAGTTATTTCCCTGCCTATTTGCTGAATATTCCAATTCTCATGCTTTGGCACGACGTCATAAACCTTTTTATAATTGGGCGCTAAATCCATGTAAATCTCTTTAAATTTATTGGTCATTTGGTTTATATCCTTGTTTCTGTGATATTGAATTACTTGGCGCTCATTACGTTTTTTTCTTTGCCCTGGGAGTTTATCCCGAACCTTTTGATCTTTTGCTTTGCAGGCCTTGCAATAACTTTGCCGACCACTCTTAGTGAGCGTAGATATCGGAAATAAATCAATTAATTTAACCTCGCCGCATTTACTACATTTCTTTTCAGCCACGATGCGTTTTCCTCCATAAATCAAATAATATTGCTGGTGAGGCAATAATTAAAACTATCGTTAATAAAAAACGGATGATAATCATTTCAATAAAATGTTTCATTTCCACCTCGTTGCTTCATAGATTGCCCAAGCGCCTATTAACAGCGCTGCATAAAAGGGCCCTATCGTTATAAAATCAGTCATTAGCAATCCGTAAAAATTAAGTTAGTGAGCATTTCTCGTATTGTTAAACCTGAGCAGTGGCCCTCTCCGTCAAAATCATACAACCACCACCGGCCATTACACTTGGCTATGTAAAAACCTTGCTCTAGGCGTGTTTGAAGCAACTCAAATACAGGGTATAAGTCATCTGCCATCGAATTTCCTAAATCTCAAAAATCATTTTACTAACACCCTTTTGATATTCTTTTTTCAAAATCATGGTTGTGAATTTCCCATCGTCAAAGCCAAACGCGCTACACATTCCATCTATGTGTGCCTTGCATGAAGCAACTGCGTTATCTAAATCTCGGTTATGCAGCGTTGGATAAATAAAAGTAATACTGAGTGTTTCAATATAAATTGTGTGCGGGTTTTTGTTCCAAGCCGCTAAAGTCAACAATCTGGCTGTTTCCTTTGCCTTGTCTTTAGCCGCCCGATAAGCTTGATAATGCTTGCCGTTTTTATTGTTTGGACTAAGCTTTTTGTCTGGTAAATCAAACTCGATTATCATTTTGTTGTGACCATCCCAATTGACAGCCAATAATTCTGGGTTCTCTCGACGCCCTGCCTGAGTGCCAGTTCTGCATAGTCTTTGTCGGTTATCATCGTGCGCCTGTCTACCTCGTCATGACAACTTGAGCAGCAGAAAGCCCCGTGTAAGTCGTGCTTTTTCATGCCCATACCACCGCCGTTTAGATGAGCCAGCACCACCGTTTCAGAGTTGCCATTACACACACCTTCAATTCTTACAAAGCAGGGTTTATCGCGTGCGCTTTTTCTTAAATTACTCATAACCCATCGCCTCACATCTGCTTTTTGACATCGGAACCCTCACGCCTCGATCAGCCGCTACAGACTCTAAGAACGCCATCCAATCCGACCATTCAGCCGCTTTAAACTCTCGTGTCTTGTGACCTAGCATAACCATGCCACCATCTAAGCCCTGAGCAATGCGTCCTGTTTCTTGGCGATAAGCGGCTGTTAAAATATCTTTCCACTCCTCGCCTGTGAGTTTGCACATAGCGCCATTGACCGGCCATAGTAGCTGTTGGCTAAATGCGTTTAAAATAGGCCACTGGACAGCGTTATGCGCCAGTGTTCGCGTTACTTTTTGAATTGATACAATCATGCTTCTATCAGTGGGCAAATCACCTATAGTTTTCTTGGCATGAAAAGCCCCGCGTTCATCAATGACAAAAGTGACTCTCATTCAGGCCACAACCAATCTTGTAAGGCTGCAAACGGTGCGGCAATAATAATAAATAGACCTGCCAATATCATTTTTAAGCCATGCGTCATATTTTCTAACATTTCAGCAATCACCATTTTCTCCTTTGTTGAAATTCACCTTCGCGCATAACTACCTTGTCGTTAATTTTTATGGCTTTAGCTTTCACCGTGAAACTGCTTTCTATCATGTCTATAAAATCCAGCATTTTCAGTCAGGAATTTGCTTTCAAAATGGCGTAGTCGTTAAAGTCATACTTAACGCCATAATCTTCGACTGGTCGTTGGTCGATCAACGTAACCACTCGCACTGTTTTACCTTCTTTCACTTTTAGCCGGTTAGCCAAATCATAAGCGGCTTTCTGGCCGGTAAAGCTTTCGTCACTGTCTGCATAAATCCAGACTGTTTTAACTGACTCAGGAATGACAATGTTATTCATGGCTTGGGCTGATCCTGCTGCCCAACAGGGAACGCCTGAATCTTCTGTAACACATAACGCGGTTTCTATGCCCTCAGCTATTGCCAGCACATCTTCATGTTTGAACAGTCTGATACTTGCCCCAGCCAATGAATGAATGACCGGCAATACCTTTCTAGGCGTTTGCACATCGGCTTTCGTGCCGTCCTCACTCAAGTAAGTAATGTGATAAGTAGACACCTCGCCTGTGGGTGTGCGAAATACTGACACCATCACTGGGTGCAGACTCTTTTCGCCATCCTGCCAATATTCAACAGCGTTATGCTGGTAGCAATCGGCATCCGGTAGAATCTTAATGCCCCGTTTAGCCAGATATAACGCCACCACTGAATCGGGTGTAATGCGCTTTAGCCCTGCATGTATTTTCTTAATGCGTAATTCGTTTTGTTGCGTGTCGACTGGCTTAACTATTTTTAGTGGGCTGTTCATTACATTCGGCCTGATTAGGTTTGTGGTTTCTTTAAATGACAATCCAGTGTGTTCTATCGCCATGTCAATGGGCTGCTTGGATCCGCATTGTGAGCAGTAGTAAAACTCTTTCTGCCTATCCCAGCGCGCTCTGTCTTTACCGCCGCAAAATAAGCAAGGTTGATGCTTTCCGCTAAATAACTCCGCATTTATGCCCAAATTTGTCAAAATTGGCGCCCATCTGCCCTGACATTCTTGTTTTATGTCGGTTCTCACGCTGCCGCCCGTGATCTTGCAATCTGGCGGTGCTGTACAAAGCCAATCACTTCGGGTGTGGGATCAGCGGCTATTTTTCGCCATGCCGGTTGTACTTTGAATTTCTCAATGTACAAATGAAAGGCATAGCCGTCGTTTTTGCTGTGCCGCCTGCAATAGCCTAATAATTCTTGGTAGAATTTTTCTTTGTAATCACTGCTAAACTTTTCAGCTTTTACTAATTCTTTTAAATCGGCTTGGTGGAAGGGTATTGCTTCGCCTTTTTGAATCATGGCCACACCACATGACGGGCAGACTCTGGACGCGCGAAACACATAACCACATTTACATTTAATATCTTTAGGTTCTTTAGCGGCTTTCTTCGCGGCTTCTTTGCGTTCGCGTATCGTTGACTTATCATCTAGCGTCCATTCGATTGCATCATCAATACGTCCCAAGTCCTCGAAATTGTCACCGTGATAAATCACCAAGCAATCTTCTTTGCCTGGGTGCAGCCGAGAGCCGCGCCCGATCATTTGTATCCAGCTTGAAATGTTCCTTGTTACCCTGGCAATAATGACGCAAGAAATAATCGGCCAGTCAGTACCAAATGCCATAACCCCTATATTCACTATAACTTTTGTTTTACCGGCCATGACGCGCGTTTTAATCGCCTCTCTGTCCTCGGTTGGCGTGCTACCGTCGATATATTCCACCGCAACACCATGTTTTTTAAATTCGTCATGAATGTGTTGGGCATGTTTGCAATTCACCGCAAATATCAACGTGGTTCTATCGCCAGCTATGCGCTTATAGTTCGCATAGATTGAGCCGATTAACTCCGGTTTATCGGTAGCCTCAGCCAATCCTTTCTCTTGATAGTCACCGTCAGCGTTAAGCTTTACCAGTGCCAAGTCAGGCGCGTCAGCCCCGTAGTATTTCATGGGTACTAAATAACCTTGATCCACCATAGCCGCCATAGATAGCCCTTCGACTATATCGCTATAAAACGCGCCCATACCTTTACCGTTTGCCAGTGCCGGTGTTGCGGTTATGCCGATCACTAACGGGTAATGACCGAGCAAGGCAAGACGTGCTTGACTAAAACAGGCATGCGCTTCGTCTACCATAACCACGTCAGCAGCCGGTAACTGCATTGCACCTGATGACACGCGGGTGGTAATGGTGTCAAAGCTACCCACTTGTAGCAGTGGCATACCGAAAGGCCTTTCACCTGCCATGATTAAGCCGGTGTTAATGCCGTAATTCGTGAATGTTTGCACCGCTTGGTACGCGAGCTGTCTGCGTGGTACTAAAAATAAAACTTTCTTTAGCTGAGCAACCGATGAACGTGCTATTTCAGCCGCCACTACGGTTTTTCCAGCACCGACGTGCATTTGCAGAATAATGCGCCGATTGCCCTTACCATAGGATTGTCGGGTGTCTGTTATTATCTGGTTTTGGTAGTCTCTAAGTTTCATGTATAATTCTCTTGCTGGTTAAGTTCAGTAAAGCCCACAGTTACTTTCGCGAGTGCGTGGGCTTTTTCATGTCTATTTGTATGCTTGTTTTTTTGTTGTTAATGCTTCAAGGCTAATCACATCGGCCTTTTCTAGTTCTGCATAAACATTCATCTTCTCAATATGAAAATAAATAATATTTTTCTCAATTTTTGGGTAAGTAACGTCCTTGTTATTAACTTTAAAATTATTAATAACCTCTATCTCGCTTAGTTTTCCTCCGTAAATCTTACCCATTTCTTCGTCGACAAAAAACAAAATCACCTCAAGATTATGTTTTTTCATAATATTTTTGTATTCTTTGTAGTGCCTAAAATCTATTCCAGTGTCCGGAAAATATTTTCTTTTTGCCTTTGCCTTAACTTCTGCAATCATTAATATTTCTTTATCTTTAATAGCTAAACGATCAAACGCATGAGCCTGACCGCCTTCTGGCTTATAGATAACAAACCCCTTTTCCCTTAACATTTTGTCTACTAGGGACTCACCTACGTCGCCTTTCTTTGTAGTTAATTTATTTTCAAATAATTCAGGCATTAAATAACTCCTTATCGTTTCCAAAATTAACCCATCCTTCGCGCGACTCTCTTGAGAAATAATCTAGCTTGTCGCCAGCACATATTTCATTAACGATCTTGTAAAATTCTTCTGGCTTCCTGCTATGTTCTCGGCGCTTTTCTCTTAAAATGTCTCTAACATGGGTATTGCTCCAAACTGGATTGCCCTTTACGGCCAATAGGCAAAACTCGCACTGCATTCGTAGCCAGTGCCCCATGCCCATCTGTTCCTTATCCCATACCATCGTCGCTTTATGCTCAAAGCCCCATTCTTCCAGCAATGAAAATGAATCATTTAAAAACTTTTGGGTAGTCCATAGCCACATCACGGAATCATCTTTAACAGGCAGGCTTAATGCCTTTATTTGTTCTAGCGTCATCTCAGGATAAGGATTAGCAACGCGGCGACCATCTTCGTTATAACTGTTCGATTCCCCTTGCTCATACTTCCAAGGCGGGTCGATAGAGATAACATCGAATAACCCTGTAGGTTTCTCTATGTTGCCGCTTTCAATGGCCTCTTTTTGGTTATTAAGGCTAATCTGGCGAATGGCTGACTTAACACTTAACGATTCACTCGCAACTATGTTTAAAACTGCTTGAACCTGCTCAGGCGCTTTATCTTTTAGCTTTGCCAGTTCGGTTAAATCTTTTTGGCTGTCATCAATACCAGCGGCTTTGATTTCATCCTGCATACCGCCCAGCTTTTCGCCTATTGATACTTTGCGCTCGGTGGTTCGTTTGGATTGGTTTGTTTTGTTTGCTGTGTCAGAACAGAACGACACGGTGTCGTTCTTCGCTTTTTTAACTCTTATTGTTCCACCACCACCTTGCGCCCCGTTTTTTGTCTCAGGATGCAGTTCCAAATAAATCACCTTACGCCGCGCTAAACTTATCCCTTGCTCCAACTCGGTGCAGTTATTGCGTATTAGGTTTTCATCAATTTCAGCTAGTTCGGCTTGCAAGGCTGTGCAATCAACAATCCGGACGGGGATCAATTCAATGCCTAACAACTCAAAAGCCTTTAGCCTGTGATGTCCTGCAATCAAGTTAAAATCTTGGGTGACGGTTATCGGATTAAGTAAGCCAATATCTTTTATGCTAGATGCCAGATCGGTTAAATCACCAAGCGCCCGTCTGTTGCCTATTTTAATTTTAGATATTTCAATATTCATTAGTCATAGGTATCGCTAGAATTAAAGTCAAAAAGACCGTATGTGATATGAATATATCTATACTGTCTTAGGT